TTTTATTCATTTCATCTGCGCTAGTAGCGGTGAAGAAACCGAGGAATTGTGCCCCGTCCCATAGTGAGTATGTTATTGTCATTTTATTTTCTATCCTTTTCGTTAGTTGTTATAGTTGATATTGTAGCCTATGTGGCTGACATTACCTAGCATAGGGCTAGGTGTGTCGGTGTGAGTTATCTCACACCTAGGGTGTTATGTGTAGCGTAGTTACCGCCACACATTACGCATAGTGTCCAAGCGGTTACCCTACCGCAACCATTAGAACACGCCACATAGTGGCTAGGTGTATGGTAGTCGTTACGACTTTCCCAAATACGATTAGTCATATTAGTTACCCTTTCTATTAGAGAGAACCCATTGGCTCTCATTAGGTGATAGATAGCGGTGAGAGATAAGACCCTTATCGGCTACCATATATACATAAGCCATACGGCTAATGTAGTTACCATTAGCAAGGCGAAAGATATTCTTATCCTTAGTGTTACTAGAGGACATAGGGTGAGTAGGTTCTACTACTACATTTACATTTAGTGAGTTCATTTAGAACTCCTTTCTTTTATTCGATTAGACTTTCTAATCTTTTTGCTGACCTAGATTATTTGCTACTTATTTGCTTAGGCTCACCTTTCGGATTATTTGCTAAGGCTCATTAGGCTCACTAGGATTTTTCTTTATTTAATTTTCTTTATATAATAATCATAGCAGGGGGGACTGACAAAATAGGGGGTTACTCGCTAGTATTCGCAAACTATTTTTGTGATAAGGCTCACACTCACGCTCAAGCCAATAGGCTTATGGGCGCACTATCGGACAAATCGGACACGTTTTAGGTTCAGCATCATACATCAAAAATATATATTAACATTTTATAAAATATGAAAACGTAGTCAACTAAAATGCTATAATAGATCAAGATAGCTTTGAACTGTTGACAGTGGAATTTTGATAATGTTATAATTCCATAGGGGGGTCGGGGGGTCAGCAAATCAACAAATAACAAATATTTAATATATGTAATATATAAGGATGATATGGATAAAAAGTTAAAGAAATTGAATAAAGGACTCCTAGTAGTTTCTTGGATCTGGATAACTGGTTGGATTTGGTATATATGGCATCTGAATTAGAATTTTTGCAATTTTCAAGTAAAATTGATCACTCAGTATTAAACCCTTCATACACAGATGATGAAGCGATAGAAGAAGTTAAAGTATCTGCTTGGTACAGAACTAAGTATGCTATTGTAAAACCACATCACTTGCCTATAACAAAAACTGTTCCAGGTGGTAATATCATAAGCACTATCGGATTTCCTCATGGCGGAAACTCAATGAGAAGTAAGATAATCGAAGCTCAGTATTTGCATACATTTATGTGTAAAGAAGCTGATATGGTTATGAATATAGGTGCATTTAGATCTAAAAAGTTTAAGTATGTAGAAGATGAAATTATAGCTGTAAAAAATGGTTTAAATAATATTATTAATACAGCTCCAGGCGTTACTTTGCCAAGCGGAGATTCTAGATCTCATAATGGTTCAGGTTCTGTGCTAAAGGTAATTATTGAAGTTGGACATCTAACAGATGATGAGATTGCTGATGCTTGCAAACTTGTAGAGCAAGCAGGTGGAGATTTTGTAAAGACATCTAGTGGATATGGTCCTAGAGGAGCAACACTAAAAGATATTGAGATTATGAAAAATTCTGTTAGCTCAGCTGTTGGAGTAAAAGCAGCGGGTGGAATTAGAACATTAGAATCAGCACTTGCAATGATAGATGCAGGAGCAGATAGATTAGGACTTACTGCAACTAAGAAAATATGTGATGATTGGCGTATTATGCATGGATTAATTGATTTAAGTTGGGATAATCCAGATTACAAAGATCATAAAGTAACAGATGCGATGTTAAATCAACTATGAAATTTTGTACTTATTGCGATAAGCTATCATATACTTCTAAATTAACTTCAGAAGGCAAAATTATATATTATTGTTCAGATCATGCTATAAATATCTCAGTCGACTAGGTTTATTATATATAGTACTAATGATAGAATGTAGCCATGAAATCAGAAAAGTCTTCTGTAGCTAAACAAAAGGCATTTCTGACTAGATATATTCAAGAATTAAAAAGTAAAACTCCCTGTATGGATTGCAAAGAATCATATCCATACTACGTAATGGATTTTGATCATGTGCGTGGACAGAAGCAAGCAAATGTAATGGAACTAGTTTCTACTTTATCTAAGAAAAGAATAGATGAAGAAATATCTAAATGTGAGATTGTTTGTTCTAATTGTCATAGAATAAGAACTCATTTAAGAAAAATTAAAAAGATAAATAAGTAATATATTCTAGTTGACTAAGATATATATGAATAATAAAACGGGGGGATATATGGAAAATCGTCTCAGATTGGCCTATGAGAGCTCAAGACTCGAAAACAAGAACTTCTACCTTGGAGATGAGATCTTGGCTAAAAAGGCCCTTGGAGTATTTATAGACTATATTCTAGAAAAGTTGCTAGAATGTCCAAATGTAGAATATTCAAAGTGCTCTACTTGGTGGAAACATGGTGATTGTAATAAATTGATGGAAATGTTATTCGAATTGACTGGAAATATTAAATATAAGGCAGTATATGATGATAGGTTACTATCTGAGCCTGCTGATGATAAGCAATTAAACCTATGGGATTAAATTAGGTTCTTCTTCTCCCGCCGCACTTTCACTTTCTGAATTAGCCCAAATGGATCAAGTATTCTCATAATTATTTTTTCAACTTTATCCTGAATACGCATCTCTGTAGACTCTTCAAGATAATGTTTAGTTCTGAAGTATGGGTTATTCATCTGCTTTGAAAAATGATGTGGACTCATGTATTAATTATACACCCAAACCTTTCTTTTTTCGCCGCACTTTTTTCGCACTATATGCTTAATAAAACACAAAACCCAACCAGAGGCGGATCCGATTGGGTTTATGTAGTATATTACTATACATTATACTGGGAACATTTCTGCTCTACCAGCACTTCTTAATTGTAAAATAATAATTTTACAATGTCAATAGTTTAGGCATCAAAATTGATGACGCCCTTAGAGGCCAATATATCATAAAGTCCACCGCACATATATTCTAGCTGTGGTCTCATTTCTTCGATATATTTCTCTAAATCAGCGAGTTTAGTACCTTCTTGATTCACAGCCGCCAAACGATTATCGTTATTAATCTTTTCGACCATAAGCAAGACTACTTGTTCTTTTGTCATTTATTTTCCTCTTCATTGTTAGGGACGTAAGAAGGGACTGGTCCCAATAAGTAACCCTTCTCATGATATTCTACCATTTTTTCTACGTCTTGGCTACCAGCAACCTCTTTTGCAATAAGGGTAAGCATGTCATATATTCTGTGCAGCATAATATAATTTACTAGTGGCAAATTATCTTCTATGCTATTCGTCTGTTGATTCTGGTCTTCCTGCATCTAACCAAAATACCTCTCTACCCATTGCATCTGTAACATACATTGCAGATCCTTCATATTCTATTTTTTCAGGCTCACACATCTTGAAACCATTTCTTAATTATAGAGCTTTCAGTTGTTTCTAAATACTCTATCATGCTTTCAGGGTTATTATCTGTATAAATATTTTTAACCTCATGGTCCCATCTAGCAGACTGGTTTGAGTATATTAACCAGTCCTGACTTTTGTCTGGATAAAATATAATTTGTTGTGTTCCTTTATCTGCATACATAGCATTTAAAAAGTTACTTCCAACTATTCCAACAATACACTCAGCTTCAGTAACAGATTTAATCTGATCCATCATATTAATGTCTTCATTATAAAAAATTTCAAATCCTTTAGATTCCATATAGTCATTTAATTTATCTGTATTTGAAATTGCTCTATCGCTATAGAGTTTAGTGTTTCTAGCTATGAATATTTTTTTTCCAGGAATGGTTCTACTTATAAGACCGCTTTTGGCAAAATTTCTTTTTAAAATCTCAAAAGAATCTGAGTACAGAAGTAAAGTGGGTTGTCCAAATGTAATGATTTGATAAGATAGCTTAAAAGCTAAGCTTTCGTGTCTTGTAGGAAAGACTCTTTTTACTCCAGATAGCCCAGTATTGTTTGACCAATGAATGTAGTTAGTTGTATATGTCTCACTGTCGTTAGCAGGCTCAAATCCCATGTCGGTATAATAAAATACATAAGCTGAGTCTGCAGATATTACTTTATTAAACTTAGAGTCTGTACACTCATAATCAATTTCATAAAAATTTAAAAAATCAAGCCAATATCTCAAAGGTTCAGTGTTTATGTCTTTTGCCTGTTGAGCAGTCATTAAAAACGTTTTATATATTTTATCTTCAGTAATCATGCTTTCTCTGGCATTAAAAACAACTTTAAATTTTTCATTATTTTCTTTTAGCGTAAGAATTATTGGCATAATTTCAAGCATGTCGTGAAAATATTTTTTTGTAATTGGTATTGTAAGTATAGCTCCATCGTAATGTTCTTCTTGCTTATTATTAAATTCACCAATCATAGGAATCATTATTCCATTAAACTGATGTCTATAATTTATTACAGGATTTTTTACTTTTACATAAAACCCAAATTCTCCGTAAGGCTTAACATCCTCAACTTGCTCTAAAGATCTTATTTCTTCGAAAAAGGCTTCTCTTACTTCTGGATGAGTTATTGTTATTCCTTTAATTGGACCAGCAGCCACTACAACCCCTTTATCTGTTTGCAGAGCTTATCATAAAAATCTAAGCCTATATTTTTTTTATAAGAACATGATAAGCAGTATAAGTATATATTACCATTTAAGTCTTCATTAGACATAAGAAGGCCCTGATCCAGAGGACAATCGAGTCTTGGAACAAGGCCTTCTCTTGATAAGGCTATATATTTAGATACGTATTGTATCTGCATCTGACCTACTTCTTGTTATCAGTCGGGAATTGCAATAGCCATTCCTGTGCTTTTGGGGTCATACCCTTCCAAGCTGACCAATCAATACCGCCATTGGTCATGTAGTACGTTATCTCTGCGTTTGTTACTGGGTCGAATAACTCTTTGTTACTCTTTAGGTCGAATTTCTCAAGTCTTTCAGGACCTAAGTCTCCGATCATATTTATCTGGAATATTCCGTAGGAATTGTCTCCAGTTTTCTTATTCCCGTTATATGCAAGCGGTCTTCCATTAGATTCACGCTTTGCTATTGACCAGGCTTTCTTAAGGCCTGCCCCTTCGAATCCTACAGTCTTAAGTAGCGTTAGCAACTCTTGATCTGTAAGCATCTCAGATGGCTTGTAAATCTCTTTACTAAAACTATCCAAGACTTCTTGCTTTAATTGGGCTTCAGTTTTCACTAAAGGTTTTACTTCTAAGGCATTTGCAGGCTGGACTGGAAACAAAAATAATGTTATCATTACTATTGTTACCAGGTTATGAGCCAAATCACTTACCTGTTGTTTTATTTTCTCCATTGGCATTTCCTCCTTTAGAGATAACGAACTATAATAGTAGCATTGATTGGATAAGCCTGTCAACCCAGTTAACTAAAAAAAATATATGCAAATATCATTCTCTACGCCTAAAATTAACTTAACTCAAAATACTGGTTATGGCTATGCTAGCTGGAATATTATACAATCTTTGCAAAAATTAGGGCATCAAACACCATTTCAAGATTACCGTGCCCCAGTACAATTAAATTTTGCACAGCCATTTCAACATAAACTTCATAAAAATCAATATCAAATTAGTTATACACCTTGGGAATCTACAGTAGTTCCAAAAACATGGTTTCCAATGGTAAATTATTGTGATGAAGTCTGGGCTACATCAGATTGGTGTGCAAATGTTTTTGAAGATAATGGAATGAAAAATGTAAAAGTTTATCCTCACGGAATTAGCCCAGTATGGAAACCTAAAAAAAGACAAGAATCTGATGTTATTAAATTTTTGCATGTTGGTGAACCAGCCCCTAGAAAAGCGGGTCAAATGGCTGTAGAAGCTTTTGTATCCCTATTTGGCAACAATCCAAAGTATAGCTTAACCATAAAAGCATACAGAGAAAACACAACAAGAGTTTATAATAATTTTATAGATAAAGAAATAATTGGTGTTCCAGACAAAATGTATAATAATATAAATCTTATTACTGAAGACATGTCTGAAGAAGAGCTAGTTAAGTTATATCATGACCATGATGTTTTAATTTATCCTAGCTATGGAGAAGGTTTTGGATTTATACCGCTCCAAGCTTTGGCTACTGGCATGCCAACAATTTGTACAGGTGGTTGGGCACATTACTTTAACTTCCTTGGACCTCTTGTTTTAAAATCAACTTTACAAGATTCAAAGTTTTTAAATCTTCCTGGTAAAGTGTATGAACCAAACTATCAACATTTACTTGAGCTTATGAGAGATGTTTCTCAAAACTTTAAAGCATATTCTGGTTATTATTATAAACAAGCCAATGAAATACATAATGAATATGATTGGATTCAGTTGACTAAGAACAGTTTTGATCCAATTTTTAAAAAATTTAAATAAACCCTTCCCCTTTGAATTAAAGTTTGGTAGAATTGAGCTTCAACTAAAAATCATACAACCGCAAGGCGGAGAAAAGGTGTTATTTAAAAATGTCAAGAACTATTGCTAACCCATACGAAAATTTTATTGCTTTATCTAGATATGCAAGATGGATTCCAGAAGAGAATCGTCGTGAAACATGGGGAGAAACAGTAGATAGATATTTTAACTTTATGTTAGATCATCTAAAGGTAAACAATAACTATGTTCCATCAGAAAGCCTAGTCACAGAATTAAAAGATGCTGTATTTAATCGTAACGTAATGCCTTCTATGAGATCTGTAATGACTGCAGGTGCCGCATTAGATAGAGACAATGTTGCAGGATATAACTGCTCGTTTGTTCCAGTAGATTCACCACGCTCATTTGATGAAACTATGTATATCCTTATGTGTGGAACAGGTGTTGGGTTTTCTGTAGAATACAAGTATGTTAACAAACTTCCTTCCGTCCCAGAGACGTTTGAAAAAACAACAACAGTAATTGTTGTAGAAGATTCAAAACAAGGTTGGGCCAAAGCATATCGTGAGCTGCTAGCTCTTTTGTGGACAGGACAAGTTCCAGCAATTGATGTTTCTAAAGTTAGACCAGCAGGTGCTCGTCTTAAGACTATGGGAGGAAGATCATCTGGTCCACAGCCACTTATAAACCTATTTGATTTTACTATTGCAAAATTTAAGAATGCGGCAGGCCGTCAACTTAAGCCAATTGAAGCACATGACATTATGTGTAAGATTGGAGAAGTTGTAGTAGTTGGCGGAGTAAGACGCTCAGCAATGATTTCTCTTTCTAATATTAATGATATTGAAATGGCTGCAGCCAAATCAGGTAATTGGTGGGAGAACAATACTCAACGTGCACTTTCAAATAACTCTGTTGCATATTCACGCAAACCAGAGATGGAGCAGTTTATAGCAGAATGGAAGAATCTTTATGATTCAAAGTCAGGAGAACGAGGTATATACAATGTGGCCGCAGCTCAAGCCCAAGCAGCCAAGTATGGAAGAAGAGATCCAGATATTCACTATGGAACTAACCCATGCTCAGAGATTATCCTACGTCCTTACCAGTTTTGTAATCTTTCAGAAGTCGTACTACGTGAAAAAGATACAAATGAAGATGTCGCAAATAAAGTACGCCTTGCAACAATTCTTGGTACATGGCAATCAACACTAACAGATTTTAAATACCTTCGTAAAATTTGGAAGGATAATACTGAAGAAGAAAGACTGCTTGGAGTTTCACTAACAGGACAATTCGGACATAAGTTTTTTTCTGGAAAACAGGGTCTTGATAAATTGGAAGATGCATTATCTCGACTTCGTGAGTATGCTCGTGAAATTAATAAAGAAGAGGCTGGGAAAATTGGGATTCCTGAGTCTGCAGCTATTACATGTGTAAAGCCTTCTGGAACAGTTTCCCAATTGGTCGGGGTATCTTCAGGAATGCATCCATGGCATTCCCCATACTATATTAGAACAGTTCGTGGCTCAAAGGGAGATCCAATTTCTGTATTTTTAAAAGAAGTTGGAATTCCAGTAGAAGACGATGTTATGAAGCCAAATGATACATACGTATTTTCATTTCCAGTAAAGGCCCCACAAGGAGCAATTGTAAGAAATGATCTCACCGCAATTGAACATTTAAATATTTGGTTAGTATATCAGCGTGCTTGGTGTGAGCATAAGCCATCTATTACTGTATCTGTAAAAGAAGATGAATGG